GATCGTTTGCTTCGTCGGAGCGCACGCCGCCAGCAGAAGCGCGGCGAGCAGCAGAAGTCGTCTTATCTTCATAACCGGTCTTTTTCCCGATGGCTTTCCGGAGGCGTTCGACCTCCTTGGTCAATCGGTCGATGCGCACGAGCATCTCTTCCTGGTTGGCCTTGAGGTCGACGTTCTCCCTACGCAGCAGGACGTTCTCCTTGAGAATCTCCTTGTTTTCGTTCGACAGCAGGTTGATCGAATCCTGCAGTTCCCGGAGGAAGTCGTTGTTCCGTTTGCGGCGGGAAAAGATCCAGGTGAAGACGCTGCCGAGGAATCCGCCCGGAAGGGCAAATGCCAGTATTTGCATCCAGAAGTTATCCATCGTTGAATCGTTGAAAAGGTCTTTACACTCGTTCGAGCGTGCGGGCAATCGACGAGATCAGATCGGCATACTCGGCCGGGTCGGCTGTGCAGTAGCCGGCCTTGGCGATCTCGTAGGCGAAACGCGCCACATCGTTCTTATAATCCATCGCCGGCAGATAGCGGCGGGACGAGAGGATCGCGGCATGGTCGCGAACGGCCTGCTCGAGGGTATCGTAGTCGCGGAAGTCACGGTCTACTTCGTAGCGAAAACGCCCGTCGCGCAGCGGCGTGATTGAATACACCTTTTTGAACCTGCCGCCCTGCCGATCGTCGGGGAAGTATTCGAATGTCCGTACGGTCTGCCGTCTACCCGTCCATTTGTCGCCGGCCGTGATACCGAAGAGGTTGTTGCCGATGGACGAGTCGCCCCATCCGCTCTCGAGCGCGGCCTGCGCCGCCACGAACAGGGGATCCAGCCCCGTCTCGGCGCAGACCCGCTCGATAGCTGGATAGTAATGGCGTTTAAAATCCGCGGGTTTCATAACTATGCGGAATAGGCTGCCTGTTTGACTTCGAGATTCTTGGTCACCCCACCGAGTTTCACGGTTACCGATCCGGTGCGGGCTTCGCCTTCTTCTTCCTGTGCGGGAACGACGACTTTGAACTGTCCCTGCTCCTTGGTAGCCGTGATCCACGCCGCGGATGCCGTTACTGACCACTCCTCCGAGGATGCTTCGACTTTCACGGTCTGGGTACCCCCGTCTTTGGTGAATTCCGTGAGTGTCGTGGGCGTCAGCTTGACCGTCCGCGTGTCGAGCAGGACGGCGAGCTGTCCCCACACGATGTTGGTGTCGATCTTCATCAGCATCTTGAAGAAGAACCGTTCTCCAGCGTTGGTCACACGGTCGACCTTGATGGCCGTGGTATCGGACACCAGGTTGCAGGCGGCCCAGAGATTCGAGTCGATGTCGAGGCTGGCGACTGTCGCCACGATCACTCCGTCGGGCCAGTTTGCCAACCCTTCGATGCGCTTGCCCTTGAACCGGGGCGCATTGACGGCCGTGGGGTCTTTGCCTTTCGACGAATCCGTGATTTCATCGTCGTAGGCATCGAGGTCGTTGGCCGACATCAGGAAGCAGAAGTTGGGGTTGTTGCGCATCGCCGCAGGAACCTTGGCCCATACGGCACGCAGGCGTCCGAGCTGCTTGGTCGACGTCGTGGTGGCCTTGATTGTCTCCGAGTCGGTGAAAATGCGTGTCAGAATGCCGTTGAAGAACTGGTCCTCGCCGTCGCCCTGCACGCCGTTGATGAAATGGTAGCCCAGTTCGTTCTTGGCGACCTTGGCGATTTCGAGCAGCATCTGCTCCTGGACGTTGGACGGGAGCTCTCCGAAAACCAGTTCACCGGTAGGCTGAAAGGGCTTCCAAAACTTTTCGAACGAGCGCGGATTGAACTCGGTGTAGGCCATTACGTCCTGCGGCTGCAACACGCGTTCGTCGATAGTGAATTGACCTTTCGAGTTCGCCTCCGTAGGCTGTTCGACGCGTTTCTGGAGGATCTTCGAGAGCTGCATGCGCGGGATCGAATATTTGTCGCTCACGTTCTGCTCCATATGGATGAGTCCGCGCTCGAACAGTTCGTTGCCCGTGGTCACCAGCGTCAGCAGGCGGTTCAGAAACTCACCGCCGTAGTTGGTTTGAATAGAGGGGTTCTGTGCCATAATCGTATGAATTTGATGTTTTGGGGAATCAGCGTCCGAGACGTTTGCGGACCTCTTCTTTGCGCTCCTCGAGGGGATCGGACTGCACCCCGTCGCTTTTGTCGAGTCGGTCGATGATGCGACGTTTGGGCTTCAGCGAGTCGAAGTACGCCCGGGCCGTCGCTTTGTTGGCCCGCAGCATCGCCAGCGCGTTATCCTTCTGATCCGCGGGGATGCGGCCGTCCTGAACATATTCATCGGCCATGTTGCGGATCTCTGCATCCTCGGCTTCCTGCTCCCTGCGGATGAACTCTTCGTTTTCGGCTTTCAATCGGTCGCGCTCTTCCTTCAGGGCGTCTCGCTCGGCCCGCAGAGTCTCCGCTGTGGCAGCTTGGTTCTCCAGTTCGGCCACTTTCTCAATGGCTGCTGCCTCGTCGGCGCAATCAATGAAGCGCGGACGGGCCTTGAGTTTGTTGAACATAGTCTTGTCTTTTGAAGTTTGTGTTTCGAGTGAATTGATATATCGCTGCGTATAGGCATCGCAGATCTGCCGGGGAGTTACTCCCGACGGTGCCATATCATCCGGATCTTCAGTATCGAATACCTCGTCGACAAACCCCAGGCGCAAAGCCTCGGAAGCCGTCAGCCAATGGTCTTTTCCGTCGAAATAGGAGCTCCGGATCTGTTCGGTGCTCTGTCCGGTTCGCTGTGCGTAGATGTCGCACAGGATCGCTTCGAGTTGTTCCATCTCCGCTACGTGGTTCCGGATCTCTTCGACGGTTCCTTCAGCATATCCCCGAACCGAATGGATCATCAGACGGCCGTTCGAGGCGATCTTCACTCGACGTCCGCAGCCGGCAATCACAGAGGCAGCGCTGGCTGCCAAGCAGTCGATGTAAATAGTGATGTCCGCCCGCGAAGCGCGCAGGGCATTGAAGATCGCCAACGCGGCGTACACTTCGCCGCCGACGCTGTTGATACGCACGTCGATCCGGCGGCCTTCGCTCTCGGCTGTCATCAGCTTCTTGACGATGTCCTCGGGTTGTATGCTTCCCCAGTCCCCAATGTCGCCGTAGAGCATGATGCAACACTCGTCGGTGCCGTCGATGATGTCCACGATTCTGTGCTCCATGATACGTTAGATTTTGCCGCAAAATTGAGCGCTATTTCATCGCTTTGCAAACCGACAAAACATGATGAAACTTTATAAATCAATAATATGATTATAAAATTGGTTTGCTGTTCCAGCAGTTTGAATCCCTCCTTTTTAGATGTCATTTTTGCATCAAAATCCGACGACAGATGAGTGCGATATCCCGACAACAGCAGAAAGAATTCGCTCGTACGCTTTACCTGCGCGAAAACCTCACGCAGGCCGAGATCGCCGAACGTGTGGGCGTCAGCCGCCAGACTATCATCCGTTGGATGGCCGCCGAGAAGTGGGATGAGTTGAAAGCATCGATCTCCATGACGGCCGAAGAACAGATTCGCAACCTGCACCGGCAGATCATCGAGATAAACACTACGATTCTCAACCGGGAAACGGGAGAGCGTTATGCCAACGCCAAGGAAGCCGACACGATCGTCAAGTTGACAACGGCGATCAACAAATTGCAGACCGAGGCCGGAATCCATGAGATAGTGGGAGTAGGAGCCTCGTTCATCGACTTCCTGCGTCCCGTGGATTTGGAGAAGGCCAAGGAGTTCACCCGATTGTTCGATGCCTTCATCAAGGCCAAAATGACGAAACGATGAAGCAGGTCGACCGTGATGCTCTCCGTTACTGGGATGAGCTCAAACAATCCGTCTACAACGCTACCACGATCGACGAGACCATGACTCAGTCCGAGATCGAAC